TCGTGTAAAAAGAATTAGACAAACAAATAATTATGAAATTTCTGTCACTCAAAAGGGACAATATAGCAATATTCCGGCTGGCACAGAGATGTTTGTTGATGGAATAGAATTTACATTTATTAATTCTTTAAATTCCGCTACTTTAATATCAGCCGGTCAAAACTTTGAAATTGGTCAAATATTTGATATTAACGATGGAAGTAATTCTGGAACAAGCGTAAAAGTTGCGTCAGTAGATTCGAATGGATCAATTACTAGATTAGACTTTTTACAGTTTGAGCCAGGTTATTCAGCCGACTTTACAGCAAGGTTAGTACCACAGTCAGATTTATCACTTGGTGATCCAGATGTTATTGTTACAACTGATCCAACTGGAGACCAAACTAGTTATCCTAATCAAGCAATCTTTACATTTAAAAATTCTACTTTAGCGCAATATGCTGGTAGATATATTGACAATAAAGGTTTCTTATCTGACGATATTTATTTACAAGACAACTTTTTCTACCAGCAATATTCTTATGTAATTAAGTCAGGCGAACAATTTAGCACATATTCAAATATTGTTAAAAAGACTGTGCATCCATCCGGCATGTTAATGTTTGGTGAATTTGAGATTAATAACAGATTTGATCTCGCAAGATCTATTACATCGCTTCTTCGTTATTATAGAGAGCGTTTTTACGATAGTGTTCAAACCGAAGACGATGAAGCTAGATACGAGTTACAAAAACCAGTTAATGAAAACCTTACAGCTGGACAACAGTTCGATTGGGAATTTTATAAACCAGTTAATGAAACAGTAAATGCTGGCCAATTTTATGCTGCAGAATTTAGAAAACCAACAAGTGATATAATTAATATTTCAGAAAACTCAATTATATCGTCTGGAAAGAACGTTTTAGAAACTATAAATAGTATTGATAGTGGTGCTGTAGCTCTTAACCCATACGCAATTTCGTATTTTGCTGAAGATTATACTGAAGGTATCACCACATTTACGTAACTAGGAGAGAAAAATGAAAGCGCAAGAGTTTTTGCATCCTAAGGGTGAGCTAGATATTGTTATTCTAGACCCTAATGGAAACACAAAAGAAAAATTTCATGTAAACAATTTGGTTGTTCAAGCGGGTCGTGATTTTATTGCTGATCGTATTATTGCCAGCACAAAGCCGGTGATGACTCATAAGGCAGTTGGCACTGGAACAGATGCTGCAGACCTTGCAGATACTGCTTTAGATACAGAGCTACATCGACAAGTTTTTGATTCAGCAACAAGAAATGCTAATGTGGTAACCTTTGTTACTACCTATGCGCCGGGTGATGCAACTGGTGCAATTACTGAAGCTGGTATTTTTAATGCTTCTTCAGGTGGCGAAATGTTGTGTCGTACTGAGTTTAATGTTGTAAACAAAGCCGCAGATGACACAATGATTATTACATGGACCGTAACAATTTCATAATAAGTTGAATTAAAATGACAGCAATCATCAGACCAAATTTACACCATACAATGGCTGAATCAATTTATGAAAAGATTCAGAATAAATCTGCCGTGTATTATTACTATCTTGGCAAAACTTTGACATGGGATGATGAGGCCGAGCCACCGCTTCCAGAAAATAACAACTCATACGAAATGGACGCTCGTAATAATATTATTACGTTAAAACAAATATCGTTAAATGATGTTGCCTTTATTACACGTAGAGTTGATTGGGCATCTGGAACTGTGTTTGACATGTATGATGATACGTATTTAAATAGTGATCCATTAGAACAAAGAAATTTTTATGTTCTTACTGAAAACTTTAACGTGTATAAATGTATTTCAAATAATAGCGGTGCACAATCAACAGTTGAACCATCTGGAACTGATGTAGATTATTTTTCTACTGCTGATGGATATGTTTGGAAATTTATGTTTTTCCTTCCATTAGCGCTAAGAAATAAATTTATGACAGCTTCTTTAATGCCGGTTCCAAAGCAAGTAAAAAATAAATATTATTCAGCTGGTGTAATTGAAGACTATACAATTGTTCACGCTGGTAATAGTTATGACGTTGATGAAGCGTATCCAGTTGTAGCCGGTAATGGCACCGGAGCTGATATTGATATTACTGTTGAAGATGGAACTATTACAGCTATCACAATTAATAATGGTGGCACTGGTTATACCAATCCTCAACTTACTATTATGCCAGGAAATTCTTTAGAAGGCGAAGGAGCAGATATTAATCTTATCCTAAGCTCTCCGGGTGATTTGGAAACATTACAAGCAAACGTTGAATTATTAACTGCTCCAAGAGATGTCTCTTATATTTTAGTTCAATCTTCTTCTCAAGGATATACAGCAGCACCAGCAGTAACTATTACTGGAGATGGAACCGGCGCTGTAGCAACATCTGTGATTGATAGTAACGGTCAAGTTACAGATATAGTTCTTACTAGTCGTGGACAAAATTATTCTTACGCTAATGTGTCTATTGCTGCAGAAGATTTAGGTGGCGGAGTTTCAGCCACCGCTAGTGCTCGTGCAATTATCTCTCCAATTGGTGGGCATGGATCAAACGCTCCAAGAGAATTACATGCAGATACTTTAAGTTTTTATGCTGCGTTTGAAGATGAAACAAATCAAGGCGTAACAATAAGTAATGATTATCGTCAGTTTGGTATTATAAAAGATATCGATAAATTTGAAGAAATTGAAAGGTATAATTCAGCTTTAGGCTCTGGATGTTTCTTACTTGAAGGTACTTTAACTGGCGCAAATTACAGTAATGATTCTGATATACATACATCTGGAAATGCTAAAACATTAAGAGTTGTAGTAGCAGAAGATAACAAAATTTTAGCACAATCTGTGGATGGATCGCTTCCAGTAGTTGGTGATACATTCTATAATAGTGATGATTCAAACAATTTTACTATTACGACTATTACAAATCCAGACGTTAATAAATTCACAGGCGAAGTTTTATTCATCGATAATAGATCTGCTTTTACTCCATCAGATGAGCAAATCGTGGTGTTTAGAACATTCATCCGTTTTTAAATTATAAATATTCTTATAGAATTCATATTTAGATAGAGTAATGCAACATGTCAATTAACTTTAATACTGATCCATATTATGACGACTACGACGAGCTAAAAGATTTTTACAGAATCTTATTTAGGCCTGGCGTCGCAGTACAAGCTCGCGAGCTTACTCAAATTCAAACGATTTTGCAAAAACAAGTTTCTCGTATGGGAGATCATTTATTTAAAAATGGTTCTCAAGTAATTCCGGGATCAGTGAATATTGATAATAAAGTTCATTTTGCAAAATTAAACGACACTTTTAATTCAGTCGAAGTAACTTCTTATCTTACACAATTTTCAGATAAAATTATTACTGGTGTAACATCAGGAGTAACTGCTGTTGTAATTGATTCTTCTGAATGTGCGTGTGTTGTTGATGGCACAATTCCTACTTTATATTTTAAATATGAGTCAACAGGTCCAGATGGTGAAGCAAAAAGATTTCTTCCAGGCGAAAATTTAGTAGCGTATGCTGTTGACAATACTACAGCAAATAACTATAGATTAACTCAAAATCAAGTTGGCGATTTATCTGTTACTGTTCAAAACCCAGTAGGCAATACAACATATACAAACAACGCTAATACTGATGTTTTAGGTTATGGTTTTGGTGTTGAAGTAAAAGAAGGAATTTACTATATCAATGGGCAATTTGTTCGCAATAGTGAACTTCACTTGTACGTTGGCAGATTCGATCCTAATCCAACTGCAAGAGTTGGATTTAAAATTGTAGAAACAATAGTAACTCCAGAAGAAGACACTACTCTTTTGGATCCTGCGCAAGGGACATATAACTATACTGCTCCAGGTGCCCACCGCCAAAAAATTACGCTGGAGCTTGTAGAACTTCCAGAAACATCTGTTGGTTCAGATAATATTCAATTTGTTGAATTAGCTCGCATTCGCGAAGGGGCACTGCAGCATAAAATCACATCAACTGATTATGGTCAAATTGAACATGAGTTTGCTAAGCGCACTTATGATTCAGAAGGTCATTTTGAAGTTAATAAATTTAAACTTACGAGACGCGAGCATTTAAACAACGGTTCAAACCAAGGCGTATACTCTTTGGCCGATGGTGGAGATACTGATAAAATTGCTGTTGTAATTGATCCAGGTCGAGCATATGTTCTTGGCTATGAAGTAGAAGCAATTTCAAATACTGTTTTAGAAGCAGATAAAGCTCGTACAGCTGACCATATTGTAAATCTTTCCGATCAGCCAGTAAATACATCAATAGGTAACTGGGTTCTTATCGACAATGTACGTGGCGGTCTTCCTAATCTTTCTACTTTTGAAACTGTTGACTTATTAGACAAATATACATTTGGCGTAAATTCGCATACTGGTGGAAATTCAGTAGAAAAAGTTGGTACTGCTAAAGTACGTTCACTAGAACTTTATTCTTCAAATTATGATGATGTTGCAACCGGAGAAACTGAGTTTAAACTTGGCTTATTCGATATTAAAATGAATACTGGTAAATCGTTTTTAAATGATGTTAAAAGCGTAGTTCGGCAAGTAGCAGCTGGTGTAAGCACGGGCGGTGCTAATATTGTTCCATCTAATCAGCGTGGGTTTATTACAGGTTCTGCAACAAACGACGCATTAGGAAGTGGGGCAGGAACTTCTTCAATTGTTGGCTCTGGTACTCTTTTTCAAGATGATTTTGTTGTGGGCGATGTCGTAATAATTGATGGAGAAATAGCTGGTCAAGTTTCTTCAATTACTTCTCAAACCGAAATGGTAGTAAATTCTTCAAATACAAATGTTCTTGATGGTCGCACACGGAAATTTAAAGCTGTTTTAGAAGAAACCGAATATTCAGAAATGATGTTTAAGTTAGGTTATAATACTATTCGCTCTTTGCGCGATGGAGCTGGTAATTTAAATGGCACTCTAAATATACGTAGAATTATTACAGAAACTACAGACGCTGCTGGTAATTGGACTCACGTACTAACAAATACTTCAGAAACATTTCTTTCAGATCAAGATTTAGCAAATTATACTCTTTCTATAACATCTAATGGGCAACTAGTTAATATTGATTCTAGCGATATTGCTTTTAATACATCTGGACCTAGAAAAACTGTTACAATTTCAGGTCTTACTGGATCTATTCAATATTCGCTATTAACTACAATTAAGCAAGAAGATGGAACTGCTGCTTCAGAAAGATCAAAGATTTTGGTTGAAGATAGCGCAGAAACATTTACTGGTAAAAAATTAGTTGCAGCAAATACAATTCAGCTATCTAATGCTGATGGTTATAAGTTAAAAGACGTAAGAGTAACTCCCGGTGATTATGATACATATGACGAAGCTACTTCTATTTCAATTCTAAGTAACTATAATTTCGATAATGGTCAAAGACCAACTTTTTATAAAAACTCTGCAATTATTTTAAAAGGTACTTCTAAAGTTCCTTCTGGCGCAATAAAAGTAATTTATGATTATTTTGATCATGGTACTACAGGAAACTATTTTTCTGTAGATTCCTATACGCGGCCAGAAACCGTTGATGGTATTTCAATTGAAGATATTCCAAATGCAACTTTAGAAAATGGTACAATTGTGCCGTTAGCGGATGTAGTAGATTTCCGGCCAGTTATTTCTGGTGCTAATACAGTATTTAATGAAATTCCGAAAATGGCAACCGATATGACTACATCGTTTTCATATTACTTGGCTCGATTGGATAAAATTACAGTAAATTCTGAAGGTGTATTCAGAGTGATTCGTGGAGTTCCTTCTATAAACCCACAATTACCTCCGCATCCAGCAGAAGAAATGCTTCTCGGAGATTTATTTACTCCTCCATATACTAAAAACATTGATGATGTAATTGTTAAGCAATCGTCAAACCGTAGATATAAACCAAAAGATATTGGTAAGCTAGAAGAAAGAATTCAAGGTCTTGAGAATTCTGTGACTTTAGAGCAATTAGCAAAAGAAGCAGCTGATCTTCAAATAATTGATGCAGAAACTGGCTTAAATAAATTTAAAAATGGATTTATTACAGACGAAGGATCCGATCATAAAATCGGCGACGTACGAAATCCAGACTATAGAATTTCAATGGATCCTCAAACTAAAGAAATTCGTCCAATGCACTTTACTTCTGCATTAGACATTCTAGAAGATATTTCTACTCAGGCGGAAAGAGAAGCAGCTGGATATAGAAGAGAAGGTGATTTGCTTTCTTTAGCGTATACCGAAGTTCCAATGATTTCAAATCCGTACGCTTCGCGTACGATTGATGTTAACCCATATAAAATTGGAGCGTTTAAAGGCGAAATTACGCTTAATCCTGAAGGTGACAATTGGAAAGATACTGATCGTAGACCTGATTTACAGGTGCAGGATGACAATGGATACGACGCAATTAAATATATTGCTGACGAGCTTGGAATTACTGGTACACAATGGAATGAGTGGCAAACTAACTGGACTTCTACAGAAGTATCAGGATCTGGGGATCGTCGAGTTATTTCTGGTAATCCAAACCAAAGACGCCAATGGGTTACTGTTGAACAAGGTGGAGTAACGACTACAACTACTCAGAACAATTCTCGTTCTGGTTTGTCAACAAGTCTTTCATCATCTATTAATACACAGGACTATGGTGATAGAGTTGTAGATTTATCTTATATCCCATATATGAGAGCAAGACCTATCGTCGTCGTCGCGCAAAACTTAAAATCTGATACTAAGTTTTTCCCATTCTTTGATAATATTCCCGTAAATTCTTATATAAAACCTGCTCAAGTATTTAAAGTCGGTTTAGCCCCATCAGCGACGTTTATGGATTTTAATCCCGTCAATTTGGTTAATGGCGTGGTTGCCGATAGCTATGCAAGATTAGAAAATGGTAAAGTAGAAGCCGCATATCAGATCGGCGATGTAATTAAAAATTCTGAACATACCGCAACAGGTATTACAGCAATCACTAATTTGACTTCTGCGGGTGCCTCGTTTAATCTTACAGTAAGCTCAGCCTCTGGATTGGGTGTAGGACATCACGTCACTCTTTATAATTTAGGCGCTAATAGAGCATTAACGGCTTCTCCAGCTGGAGATAATATTGCAATTCCTGAATCAACAATTCAAGATTATTCAAAAAATACTTCATCTGAGCTAAATCTTAAAAAGTTTATCATTACTGCTATTTCTGGTACAACAGTAACGTTAGCAAATATTGATGGTTCAAATATTGAAGCGTTTTCTGCATATGACACAACAGCATATTCCGGAGATTTCGGCAAGCTATTACGTATGCAAGCTACAGGCGTAGTTGCATACGCAGGTGTTGTAGATTCTGTAGATGCTAATGGCGATCCAACTATTCAAGATATTCATGTTGTAAATATTAAAAATGGTTTCTCTATAACAGAATCCATCACAGGTTCAATTACAACATCAGGTGGTTCAGTTAACAGCGTAACCATTAATCAAATTAATGGAGAAACTAGTGCATCTAATGTAGCAGTAATGAAAACTACTGCAGATGATTTAAGAACTGACACTTGGGGTTCGGTTGCTGCAACCTTCTACTTACCAAACACTGATGAACTAGCGTTCCGTACTGGCGAGCGTACATTTAAGCTGATTGACAATCGTACTAATAATGATGCAGACTTTGATTCAAAAGGTACAGCAATTTACTATTCAACTGGGATTCAGTTACAAAAAGAACGTACAGTTGTAAATTCTAGAGATGTTAGATTTGTTGAAGATAGATTATATGAAGAAGTTACTACTCGGCGCGTAACAACATCGCCAAGACGTACTTATACTTATTATACTGGTCATGACCCAGTTGCGCAAACATTTACAATTTCAAATCCCGGTGGTATTCAAGCAACATCAGTTGATGTTTACTTCTCAGAAGCTGGTAATAGACCAATTACTGTAGAACTGCGTGTAACTCAAAATGGTGTTCCATCATCTAAAATTCTTCCTTTCTCGGCTGTTACTAAAACACCTGATCAAGTTAAAGTTTCTAGTGACGGTTCAGTTGCGACAACCTTTAGATTTGACGCTCCCATATACTTACAAAACGCTGAAACTTATGCTTTAGTTGTAAAAACTGATGAGCCTGGATGTAGATTCTTTATATCTGAAGTAGGTGAAACTGATATTATCACAAATAATATTATTACATCTCAGCCTTTAACCGGTGCTTTGTACTTATCTCAAAACTCAATTGAATTTGAGATTAACCCACTTTTCGATATGAAGTTTACTTTACGCCAAGCTGAATTTAATACATCTCCAGTTACAATTGATTTAAAGACAGCTACTCCACCAACTATTACACTTCCTGAAAATCCATTTACAGTAGCA